CTCGTTGAGGTCTCCGACCAGACTGGTGCCGGCATCGCCGGTCGTCGTTTCGACGGCCCTATCGTCGGCTGGCTGAAGGATGTCTCCTACAAGGAGGACCAGATCCTGAAGGCTCTCAACGAGATCAACACGAAGCTCGACGAGAAGAAGTGAGGCCGCCGTGCCTTACTGTCACGTCAAGGGAGACATTCCTCCGTTCGCCACGCTGACGGTCGATCCTGATGACGGACCCACCTATGTCGACACTGCCGGAGAGAACGGTAAGATCGACGGTATGGTGTGGTTCTTCCGAAGCACCAACGCTCGTCTCTTCCTGGATGACCAGGGGTGGCCCGCCACCAAGACGGTCACTCTGGCTGAGGACAGTGTAGTCGACGTTTCTATCAAGACTAATCGTCCAGCTGGCGGCGGGGGAGGCGGTAATGGGAATGTCCTGATCCTCGGTCGTGAGGAGCAGGTGCCCGCAGGTACTCCTCCGAACACGGTCATCGTACGAAAGGTCTGATTATGGCGTCTCCCATGAAGGGTATCGCGGTCTCCAAGAATCAGGACGAGAAACTCAGCGTTCCGTCAGCTGTTGGGGACTGGGCGCTGCTCGTAGTGGGCGGCCAGTTCGGCACCATGCAGGATTGCACGCCTGCCGGTTGGACCGGGAAGTACGCCACCAGCGCCAAGCTTCGCTCTTGTACCGTGGCCGTCAAAATGGTTGCAAATCCTGCCGACACCCAGAATGTGGTGTGGAAGTCACCGGACCCGGCTCACAACGGACGACACGTTGCGGCCCTCATGGTGTTTGACGGGGGCAAGGTCAAGAGTCTGGTACCCGGCACACCGGCAGAGAGTGCAGACAACTGGAAGAACGGACCATTTCCTCAGCTCACAGGGTTCGTGCAGCACGATGTGGCTACCAATCCCGTAGCGACTTTCCCAGAAAACGTCGAGCCGGTAACCAACGGGGCCTGGGGCAAGGATACAAAGATGTCCTGGTCGTCGATCGTCGTCGGATACGCTCAGTCGCCGTACGTTCCGCCAAGCGAAACCGGCGTGTGTGCCCTCTTCGGTGTCGACGTCAGGCTTCAAGAGCAGAATGACTCGCTCGATCCAACTCTCGCCGACGGATCCAGGATTGGCGTCAATGTGTGGGACGGTACTCGGGAGACTCCGACCGTCACGATGCGAGCAATTCCGGAGGGCGCCAAGACGATCTCGGAGCTCCTCACGATTCCGCACTTCATTGTGGGGCATCGTGGCGGCTCCCAGTCCTGGCCCGAGCACACTGAGATCGGATACACCCAGGCGGTCGACTACCACGCTCACGCGCTGGAATTTTCGGCCGCTCGGAGCAAGGATGGCGTCTGGTTCGGCTGTCACGATAAGAGTCTGTCGCGTCTCGTTCCGGCTCTAACCAAGAACGCGGACGAGTATACCTGGGCTGAGATCAAGGTCGCGGCGTCGAAGACCCAGTACATGCCGGCGACGATCGATTGGCTGATGGACACGTACTCCAAGAGTCACGTCATCGTCTTCGATCCGAAGCATAAACTAGGTGAGTGGCAGACCGTTTGTGACATGTTCAAGGGCATGGAGCAGAAGGTCATACTCAAGTCCTACGGAGACTCCAAGTGGGCGTTCGACGGAATGCGAGCGCGCGGGTTCAAGACCTGGGGGTATGCATATGCCTCGGACACCACCAAGGAATGGTATCCGAACTTCCTCGCGGGGAAAGTCTGCGATATTCTGTCCATGGAGTTCAATGCGCCACAGACCACATGGGATGCCCTGAAGGCTTCAGGTCTCCCGACAGTTGCGCATATTCCCGCCGACGCCGACCAGCTCAAGACGGGATGGTCTCGAGGAGCGATGGGTGCTATCGTGTCAGGTATCGCGGCCGCCTGTGAGAGGGCCGCATGAGTCCGGCGTTCACGCTGGAGATGGATTCGAGGATGGACACGGGGAAGTGGCTCGAGAGACTCAAAGAGGGCCGCTTCTTCGATTTCCTCGACGACTGCGGACAGGCCGGGGTGGCTGCGCTAGCTGCTGCTACTCCGGTCAGGTCCGGGTACACTGCATCCAGCTGGTCTTACGAGATCAAGCGGAGCAGAAACCGAGTCTCGCTGGTCTGGAACAACTCCCACGTGGAGCAGGGTGTCCCGATCGCAGTCATATTGCAATACGGGCATGGCACCAGGACCGGTGGCTATGTCCAGGGCGTGGATTATATAAATCCGGCGCTCAGGCCTATATTCGACAGCATCGTCAAGCAGCTTGAAAGCGCGGTGAGAGGCTAGTGGCGTCAATCGAGGAGCGGGTAGTCGCTCTTAAGTTCAACAACGGCCAATTCATGAACGGGGTTCAGGACTCTCTTAACGGAGTCAAGAAGCTCGAGGAGGGATTGGCATTCCGAGGCGGTGTCGATGGGATCAATCAGGTCTCAGCGGCCGCCAAGAACCTTAATTTCTCGGAGGCCCAGGCGGGTATTGCCGAGACTACGAGCAAATTCTCGGCTCTCCAGTCGATTGCCTTCGGCGCACTCGCCAGCATCGGTGGGAAGATCGCCGAAATCGGCTCCTCGATGCTCTCGAGTTTCACTGTTCAGCCCCTTATCGACGGTATGAAGGAGTACGAGCTGCAGCTCAACTCTGTTCAGACCATTCTCGCCAACACTGCCCAGAAGGGCGAGACGATCCAGACCGTTAACGCGGCTCTGGACCAGCTGAACACTTACGCTGACCAGACCATCTACAACTTCGGTGAGATGACGTCCAACATCGGTAAGTTCACCGCTGCCGGTATCGGACTGGACGACTCAGTCGCGTCGATTAAGGGTCTGGCGAACTGGGCGGCCGTCGCTGGTGCCAACTCCGAGTCCACCTCGAGGGCTATGTATCAGCTTTCGCAGGCCATGGCCGCGGGAACAGTGAAACTTCAGGACTGGATGTCCCTGGAGAACGCCGGCATCGCCACCAAGCAGTTCCAGGACCAGCTGATCCAGACCGCCAAGGTCCACGGCAAGAGCGTCGACGAAATGATCGCCAAGAACGGTTCATTCAGACTCTCTCTTCAAGAGGGATGGCTGGACCAGGAGATCATGATGGAGACTCTGAAGCAGATGGCTGGTGAGTACACCGACGAGCAGCTTCTCTCCATGGGTTACACCGAAGAGCAGGTCGCTCAGATCCAGGAGCTGGCCAAGACTGGTATGTCCGCGGCTCAGGACATCAAGACGTTCTCGCAGTTGATGGGCGTCATCGGTGAGGAGCTCGGTTCATCATGGGCTCAGTCGTTCCGAATCATCTTCGGTGACTTCGAACAGGCCAAAGAACTGTGGACCAAGGTCGGCGCCTTCCTCACGGGTCCGAGCGGTGTCATCACTCAGATGGGCAACGCCCGAAACGCCCTTCTCCAGGGCTGGGCGGACCTCGGTGGTAGGGAGAAGGTCCTCGAGGGCCTCGCTTCCTTGTTCCACGCCATGTGGGATCCGTTACAGCGCATCGGTCAGGCGTTCTCGCAGGTCTTCAGCGGCCCGTCCGCCGAGGGGCTGTATGCGATGTCTGAGGCGTTCGCCAACTTCATGGCAAAGCTGGTCCCCAGTGAGGCTACGGTCGAGTCGATTGGCAACTACTTCGAGGCGTTCTTCCGAATCGTCAAAATAGGTGTACTAGTCCTCACCGACTTCGCCAAGGTGATCGGATGGATTGCCGGCGGAGCGCTCAAGGGACTGGGAGCCATTATTTCCGACCTTCGTGGCCACACCGCGGGTTGGTCTTGGAGTCTCCTGGAGAGCGTCGAGGCCGTTCAGAGTTGGTATGAAAGCCTGAACGTCGCCGATAATGTCATCAAGGCCCTCATCTGGACTGGCAATGGGCTGAAGCGTATCTGGAACAACTTCTCCGAGGGGTTCCATGATGAGATCACCCCCAGCCTCAGGCGCCTCAAGGAGGCCTGGGACGGTCTGTGGGAGGCTCTGAAGACTGCGGGCTCCAGTATCAAGGAGTCCATTGTCGCTCCCTTCCGGGAGCTCAAGGAAAGCGCCCAGGAAGTCGGGCAGGCACTCGGTATCACCAGTGATTCCACCGAGGAAGCCGGCGACACGGCCGAGGCGAACGAGTCCAAGTTCACCAAGCTCAAGAACAAGATTGTCGACCTGTTCGAGTCTGCCTACAAGAAGTCATATTTCTGGGGACAGCACCTGGCCGACCATCTTATTCCAGCGATCGATAAGCTCACCAGCTTTATCAACTGGCTGACTGAGTGCATCAACAAGCAGGCCATCGTCGTCAGCGACTGGTTGACTCCCAAGATGGAGCGACTGGCTGCACTTTACGACGAGGCGTCCACCAAATTCAGCGAGTGGGCTGAGGCCATGCAGAATGGGCCCGATATTGCTTGGCTGTCATCCCTCGGCGGTATTCTTTCGTCGTTCGGAGCTGGTGTCTGGGGCGTCCTCAAGAATCTGGCAACTCTGAACTTCAACTTTGACGTCCAACCATTCAAGAAGGCATTCAGCGACCTCAAGACGCTCATGGGCGAGTATGCCGAGTCTGTCAAGTACGGCTGGAACACCACCAAGGAGTTCATCGCCAACCTTGAACTCAAAGACAAGGCTACGTCCGGGTGGCACAACTTCGTCAAGCTTATCCACGGCATCGGCAAGGTTCTGTCCACGGTTGGTCACTACGCCGTCATCGCCGCCAAGGCTCTCATCGAGCCGTTCAAGGGCGCATTTGCTGAGCTCAAGAACATGGCGGACAACGGCGACTACGGGGGCATATTCGACGCCATCCTCAAGACGGGCGCTCTGGTTACATTCCTCGCGATTGCCCGGAATGTTATCAACACCTTCAAGGAGTGGGGTAAAGCCGGATCCAACTTCGCTGGAATCCTCGGCAGTGTCAAGGACGTCATCGACGGGTTCAAGGAATCAATGGAGGCTACGACCGCCAAGGTCAAGGCCACCACTGTCCTTATTCTCGCCGGAGCCGTTCTCGTTCTGGCCGCTGCGCTCTGGGTCGTCGCCCAGATCCCGGCAGGCAAGATTGTGGCCGCTGGTGCAGCTCTATATTTCATGTTCAACATGCTCAAGAAGGCGGAGGACGAGCTGTCCAGCGCCGGTGAAGGCAAGGACACGAAGGGGCTCGCTAAGCGAATGCTGGCGCTGGTCGTATTGGCCGGAGTCGCACTCCTACTGGGCAAGGCGCTGAACAACATCGGCACTATGGACTGGGATGATATCCTCAAGGGAACCCTTGGGCTCTTCGCAGTCATAAAGATGCTGATGATGGTGGCCGATACGACTACCAAGAAGAACAAGGATATCCTGGCGTTCGCTCTCATGGCGATTCCGCTGGGCATCGGTGTTATGCTCCTTGCCTATGCGGTCAAGCCGCTTGGTGAGATGAGTTTGTCGGACCTGACACAGGGTGTTCTGGCACTTGGTCTTATCATGAAGATGATGACCATGATGTCCCAGATGGGCACGGTCAAGATCAAGAGGGCCTCGGCATTCGCATTCCTTGCGCTGGCATTTACCATGCGACAAATCGCGAAAGTCCTAACCGAGATCGGTGAGTTGTCTTGGGGCGACACGATCAAGGGCATCATCGCTATGGATATTTGCCTGGCGTCCTTGACGTTCACTGTCGAAAGGCTCGGAAGTGACAAGCTCTCCGGCGGCAAGTCTCTTGTCGGGGCTCTAACGATCCTTGTCCTGGCGGCGACGCTTAAACTCATCGCCAGCGATATTGAGAGTTTCGCATCCATGCCATGGGGCGACTACCTCAAGGGTCTGGTCATGATGTCAGCGGCCCTGGCCGTTCTCGTTGGGATCAGCTCCATCGGTGGGGGAAGTCTCGCCGGTGCCGCGGGCCTCTTCGTGACTGTAGCAGCACTCGCTCTCCTGGCGCCTGTCATGAAGATGCTGGGGGAGATGGACTGGGCCACCGCAGGCAAGGGTATTGCTATCATGGCCCTGGGGTTGGCCGCTCTTGTGGCTGTCGGATATGTTGCTGAGTTTGCCGCGGTCGGTCTCCTTGCACTGGGCGGCGCTATCCTTATGATCGGGATGGGCGTTGGTCTAGCGACCGAGGGTATTGCCAAACTGGTTGATGCCATCGCGAACCTGTCGACCTCGGGTGCCGACGGCGTCCAGACATTCCTCGCGGCTGTTGACGGCTTCATTGAGAGAATGCCGGCGATGGGTACGGCGCTCGGCGAGGGCTTCATCAACTTCATGCAAGTCCTCATCGACAACTCCGGCACCATCGTCGAGTACCTCAAGCTTATCCTGACGTCTGGTGCTCAGGCTATGATTGAGTCCATCCCGACGTTCGTTCAGCTCATGACCACGATCCTTCTAGCGATCATCCAGGTCATATACGACAACGCCCAGGCTCTGATCGACTGCGCCATATTCTTGATCCTGACCTTGTCGCAGGCTCTCATCGATAACATGCCGCAGTTGGTCCAGAGAGGCTCGGATGTCCTCATATCCTTCTTGGACGGGCTGAGTCAGAAGATTCCTGAGATTGGGCAGAAGGCTACAGACTGCATCGTGGCATTCATTACCAGTCTCGGCGACGAGATGCCACGAATCACTGATGCAGCGGCCAAGACCGTCATCAAGTTCATCAACGGGCTTGCGGACGCAATCGAGAATAACTCCGAAGCGATGGCTCAGGCGGGTGTTCGACTCATCAGTGCCATCACTAGGGGCATCGGCACCGGCATCAAGACTCTCGTATCTACGGGCGTCGCGCAGATGAAGAACGCTGGTATTCAGCTGGTAAACGGCCTCAAGAATGCGATCACCAGCAAACTCTCCTCTATCGCTAGTGCGGTAACGAGTATGGGTAGTACCGTTGTTTCGAAGGTCAAATCGGCGTTCGGCATTCATTCTCCTTCGAGGGTGATGTACGAGATCGGTGATTTCCTGATGCAGGGACTTGCTAACGGTATCACCGATAACACTGAGCAGGGTATCGCAGCAGCCACCACCATGGCCACTGACACCGTCGACGCGTTGTCCAAGGGCTTCGGTAACTCGAAGGATATTTGGAACAACGCATTCGGAGAGAATGCCGATCCGACGATCAAGCCGGTTCTGGACCTCTCGCAGGTTGAGGAGCAGGCAGGTCGTCTCGACGAAATCCTCCCCGAGGAGGAGATCGCTGGCACTCTCACGACGACGGCGACTGCACAGCTCGCGGGACGAGTCGTTACTAGCACTCCGGTGAAGTCGAATGACACCGCCGCCAGCGAGACGTACAACCAGGGCACAAGTCTCGTGTTCAACCAGTACAACAACTCGCCGAAGGCGCTGTCCGAGGCGGAGA